ATGAGCAAGTTCATTGTTCGCCTTGCCGAGCTAGATCGTCTTCTCGACGCCGCTTGGCTGGCAGGAAACCGGAGCGAGATGCAGAGCATCTTGGCCGAGATCACTTCGCTGCGCCGGTCGATGTACGGCACGCCCCAAGCTGCGAGGTAAGCCGCAAATGGCCAAGTACAATCTCAAGCGGATCGATCTGCACGTTCCGCAGTACAACACCGATGCGACGATTTCTGTCGACGAGAATCACTCATCCGGGACACCGCACCTGGTGACCAAGTACAACGACATCAAGGGTGTTCATCACGGTCACAGCGAGGTTGCTGCGGCAATTCCCGATGACTGGACCGATAAGGACATCCTCGATCTGATCTCCCTTCCCCCGAGAATGGGAACCGGTCGTGATTGGCCATCTTGGGAAATTCCGGCGTCCGATTATGCATCGGCCTACCTGTTTCGCTTTTGGAAGGGCGAGAAGGCGCCAGACGATCGTTCAGAGCTAGAGGCCCAAATTCAAAGCGACCTGAAACAGGCTGTGGACATCGCGAAAAAGAACACTGACAAATAAAGGCGCGGGACCGAAGCCCCGCGCCCTCATCGTCCCGCGCTTATGCGGAATGAAACCACGACAGCGTTGCGATCTGCGGGGCGCAATAGCCCGCGCGGATGCGTAGCCCGACCTTCTGCCATTCATACTGCCAGGAGTTTGGGGACGGCTGTTCGCTCAAGATAGCTTCAGGTCGCACAAAATCGATTTCGACGGTGATCGAGGCAGCGGCGACGATCGCGGGCACGTTGAAAACAAGATCCTGCGTGTCGATTTCAGAGCCGCGAATAGCGCCTGGTTGCTTGAGATCTTCGATTGGCGCGGACGTCGCTCGAATCCAAGGCATCTCACCTTGCTGGTTGAGCACGATTCCCACATCCACGATTGCGTCAAAAATAGCTTCGTTCTCAGCCTTCCTGTCCGAGTTGGATTTCAGATGAAACGTGACGTCAGGATGGAAGGTGAAATGGGGATTCTGTACGGGAAGCAGGGCGCTCGGATCACTTGGCACCACGTATTGAGTTGTGATCCGATTGTAGACGTTCCAGATGTACCCGCGGACGCAAAGGCGCGGCGAGACGTAGGTGCGATCACTCAAGCCGAATGAGATAGAGCCATCCGGCTGAAAAGAGACCCAGCCAACGCTCCGGTCTAGGCCTGCATAATTTGTCTTGATCAGCTTGCGCATAGACGATTTGAACCATGTCCAATCAAAGGTAGCAAGGCCCGCCAGCATAAACCGGCGGGCCCTGTACTTACCGCCTCAGCCGGCGGGCATGCGCGGCCAGCCGTTGTCGGTTCTTCGCTCGGTTAGACCTACGTCTGCGCTTCATGAGGCTTCCTCGCCGGCGGACCAATCACGGTTTTCGTATTTCGCCGCAAAGCGGAGAAGCATTTCCTGAAGATGAAACACGGCAAATAGCGCCAAGTTGCGAGCCTCACAGACAGGGGGGTCTCCGTCGGTCTCCTGTGCAAGCTGCGCAGCGATGCGGCCCATGCTGACCAAATCCTGCAGGTCGCCCTCCATCTGGCGGTAGGCCCCTGCATCTCGTCGGTCGCGGTCGTTGGAGTCGGGGAAGCGTATTGCGTTGCTCATTGCTGCTGCTCCCCGCCATGCTTCACGGCGAGCTCAAATAATTCAGCGAGAAGGAGGCGAGCGGCCTCTACGCCTTCCCAGAGTATGGCGACGTCGTCGAGGAAGGGATGTGCCCGGAGCGCTTCGCCCCTCTGAAGTTTTCCCGCGATCGTCACGGCGTTGGAAACCCTATTGCAAGGGTGCCTCAGTGGATTGCGCTTGCGGCCAGCCAGCTGGCGGCCGGACACACGGGGCTCGAGCGGCTGGACATTTTCGGGAGGCAAACAAGTCTCGCGGCGCGCGGACGCGCTTCGGAAGTCGATGACGTTGGACATGGTGGTTCTCTGGATTTGCCGGCTTCTCACGGCCGGGTGCCAGCGGTCAGCGCTGGCGCCGGGAGGGTGAGAACATCGCCAGAGACGATGCGCGACGGCCTTTCCCCGAAGGGTCTTGTATAGCCGCCGCTCTCCCGGCATAGTGCTGCCGTTCGCGCCGACGGCTAATCGGCACGTTCTAATCGTTGGCAAACATCGATCCCGGCAAGGATCGCCCTGCCAACGCCCTGGTGCCAAACGGGCCCCGGCAAGGGCCTTTGGCGGGAGTTCTCACGCTCCGCCGAGCATCTCATCTGATTTGCGTTGAGAAATCCATAAGAAACCCACCCCCACTCGGGGCGCTTCGGCGCGTCCGCACAGATTCACAAAACCGTGAATCTCCGCCGGTCTGGGGTAACACACTGCTCGCAAGCCGAGTCCCGCCAACGGGATAGGCCGCTTCATCCACACGTCGCACGAGCACATGCACGACTCTAGCACCCGGACTCCGCGTGCGGCAGACTCGTCGCGGCATGGGGGACTGAAGTGCGGGCGCGTATCAAGCAGCGGGTAGAAGAACTGGCCGGGCTCGATCCGAAGATCGGCGGGGACCAGCAATTTTTGTTCGGGATGCTCATCGGCGCCATCCTCACGGTCTGTGCCTATTGGGCTGCGTTTGCGCCCTGCGGTTAGCCCTACGTCGCCGGATAGATGCACATGAGATAGACGAAGTTGCTGCTCATATTGGCATTGGTGATGTTGCCTGCCGTCGCTGTCTGCAAGAGAGCCGTTGTAGCGTTCGCCTGCATTTGCACATGCGTCAGCGTTGAAACGCCGGTGCTGCTCAGGGTGCATTGTGAGGCGTATGTTTGATTGGCCGTGGTGACAGGAAAGCCGCCGATCTTTGCAACCGACCCATCGGCAGTGGCCGGCTACGAGATGAAGGCATAGGCAAATACCAGATTGCCAAGGCGCACATAGCTTGCATTTGCGGTGAGGGTAAGGGCTGCACCGCTCACATCGGTGGGGGTCCATGACGTCGGACCGACAACCGCGAGCCCGCCGATCTTGCCCAGCGTCGGATTCGGATAGGTGCCAGAGAGATCGCCGCCGGCCGCGCCAGTGGGCGATCCGCCGCCACCGCCGCCGTTCGGCACCATGGGCTGGCCGGCGTTAGGCACCTGTGCATTGGCGCCGGCGACCACGAGAGCGGAGGTGATTAGAAGCGCTGCGAGTGACTTGCGATTCAACATCTAGTTTCTCCTCAGTTTGGAACGCCGACGCACGAGAAGCCGGTGCCGCAGCCATTGGCCGAGCCCTTCTGCACATTGACCGGAAGCCAGTCGGTCGCTCCGTTGATCAGGGCAGTACCGTTGGTCGCGCCGCGAAGGCGCGTCACCGTCACTTCGCCAGGGGTGCCACCCCACAGGCCATATTTCTGATTGCCCGATGCGCTCAGACCGTCGGCGGTGAGGTTGGAGTTGTTCCCACCAAAGAAACAGAATCCTGATCCACCAGAGGTCGTCAGCGTGCCGCCATTATTAAAAGCGCTCGAATTCTCGATGGTGATAAAAGTGTTGGCCGTGGTTGCGCCGTCAGCCTCAAAGTCGACGCCGCATTGCGTGCCGTCGTTGTTCGTGTTGCTGGTCGCGTTGAACCGGCTGCCAGTGATCACGCCACGGGTTGCCCCGACAAGCGAAAGACCTGTCCGATAGTTGTTATTAGCCTCCACATTTTCGAGACGGAAAAATGTGGTGTTGCCGTTACCGCTGCTGTCACCTCCGACATAGAAGCCATCGGTGCGGCCGTTTATGGCCCTCACGTCTCGCAGCGTTATTCGCGTCGAACTGACTATATAGATCAGCGCCGCGCTGCCGAGCGTGTTGGTCTGGTTCGTGCGATTACCGTCAATTATGAGTTGGTAGATATCGACGTTTGATGCACCGCTCGTCTGATCCGGATGTCCAGCACCGTCGTAAAAATTCAGACCTGCATTTTGCTGCGCTGAATTCTTCAACTTCAGCGTCATATAGTTGCCAAAGATGATTGTGCCGCTGCGCACAGACACCATGCTGGCAAAACCGCCGCCGTAGATTGTGTTGTTGCCGAAGAGGCAGGTCGCGCCCGGTACACCCCAGCCCACATAGGCATAATTCCGGATGCCATCGAACCATGCCTGAATTGCAAGGCTATCGTCGGTAACACCGTCACAAGCCGCGCCGTAATCCTTCGGCGTCTTGATGTTGAGATTTGTCGATCCGGAGCTTGACGACGATGTCGACCATTTCGACACGCCATCGCTGCGCAATGCCACGCGCGCAAAGGCGGTGTTCAGGACGGTCGAACTCGCCCCGTTGATGGTATCGGAGCCGGAGCGCTGGACGGTGAGAGTGTTGACCGAGGAGATGCCGCCAGCGAAGTCGCCGACGATGATCTCCGCACCGGCATTCACCGAGCTGGCTGCTGGCAGTGTCCAGATGCGCGCGGCCGTGAGGGTAGCGGTGAGGCCCACAGTGCGATCGGTCGACAGGATCGTGTAGATGCTGTCGCCGTGGCCGGTGTAGCCTTCGATGTTGAAGCCAGCGGCCGATCGCGCGAGCGCCGCGGTGGTCTGCCCGCTGCCTCCGTTCGTCAGGCCGAGCGGCAAGCTCAGGTATGACGGCGTCGTGCCGTTGTTGTAGAGCAGTCCGACGCTGGGCGAGAGCGCCGTCCAGCTCCCCGGCCCGCGGTACGGAATCGCGCCGGGCGTGGTCGAGAGCTGGTCGAAGACACTGGTCGAGAAGATCGAGGATAGCGGCAATGCGCTCGCGGGCCCCGAGCTACTACCCAGGCGCCCGATGACGCTTTGTGGTGGGATGGTCTGAAATTGCTGCGCGATGGCAGCGGACGAAAGATTGGTGACGGCAAACAGCAATGCTGCTGCAAGCAGAGAATTCCGGCCTTTCATCGAAGCAAATCCTAGAGCTCGACGTTCGGCCTTATCCTCGTCGGGGGGCCGCCTCCTTTCTCGTTGCCTTGTCCACGATGGGGGGCGTTTACATTCCGATCAGTCTTGTCCTTGCAGGGACTGAACACTCGGTCGTCAAATCACTGCGGCCGCTTCTCCGCGGCCAGCTTGTCGAATTCCGCCCGCGCGCGCGGGTCTCGCAACGCGGTGACGATCTTCTCCTGAACGCTCCAGTAGCCGGCCGGAGGCGTTTCCGAGATCGGCTGCCGATCCATCGACCTGATGATCGCAAGCACCTCTTGCGGCGTCAGCGTCAGTGTCACGTCCTGCGCCACAGCCGGCGCAGCGGACAGGAGGAGCGGTAGGATGAAAAGTGCTCTCATCACACGCCGCCGGTACCGAGCTCGACGAGAGCTTGGGTATTGCAGTCGAAGCCGATGCCGTTCGCTTTCGCGGAGGCCTTGACCGCACGGTGGAACGCGATGTCGGCCGCTTTGACGGCTGCTTGGCTGCTCGCAGCCTTGTATGCCGCCTGCTGCGTCACCTCTGCCGAGTAAACATTGTTATCGTGCGTCCTGTTGCCACTGTATCCGCTCATGTCAGTCTCCTCTGCTAGGTCCATCCAGTGAAATGCGGCATGTTCAAAATCACGTGGGTCTTGAACGAAGTGAGGCGCTGGATTTGGTCCAGTCGCTCGACGATCGAACGCTCGGTGTGGGCCGTGATCCAGTTAATGGCCCTTAGAAGTTCGCGCGCATGCATATTGCTGAGCGCTTCCGCTTCCATCGCGCGGTGAGCCCCCTCGAGCTGGTCGACGAGCTCCGAGCCAATGCACGGCTGTTCACGCATCTCGGTTAGAAAGTTCTCGATCGGTCCCATCAGGCCCCCATGATCAATTCGGGCGGAGAGACATGCAGAAAGCCCTTCGGCAGCTCGGCGTAAGCGTGACGCAACGCGTAGGCCGCCGCCACGGTGTCAGCAGTCGTGGCGCCCTTGTGCTTGCGCAGACTGTCGACCGATAGGCATTCGGCGAGTGTGAGCGCGGCAATGATGGTTCGCCTCTCGTCCGACGCTTCATGCAGGAAATGGCAACTGTACCGCATCACTTGGCCTCCGCGTTGATCATCGTGTTGGCGATCGTCAGCATCCGCAGTTCTTGCGATCCGCCCTGAAGGAGGTTGCGGACAAATTCGGGATTGCGGCCGAGCGCATCAAGCCGTTCCCGCGCTTGACGCTGCATCGTCGCATCGATGGTGCCGCCTTGGGCCCATGCCAGAACCTCCCGACCAGCTTGCTCCGATGCCGGCAATCCGACGCCGGCGAGATAATCCGACAAGCCCGTGGCATCGCGCGCGTCGTCGTCCTTGGCTTGCTGCTCGAGCATCTGCTCGACCGTCTGCGTCGACGGCTGCTGCGGTATCTGACCGGCGTTTGCCAAATAGTCTTTCGCCATCGCGGCCAACTTCTCGGTCGCCTGCTCGGGCGTCAGCGTCATGATGTCCTGCGGCTCGTTCGTCTGATCCGTCATCACTGCGACTCCTCAACGAGGTTTTGCGCCCTGATCGGCTTGCAAAGCTTGGAGGCCTCGGCATAGCGAAGGACCGCGCCAGGATCTGAGAGGGCAATCGCTTCCTGAAGCCCCGAACCGCATGGGTGAGAGCACACCGCGCGACCTGAAATCACACAATGGTCAATCTTGCATGCGGCCGGACAGGCTGATCTGGTCATTCCACTGAAATCGGTCATGCGGCCTCCTTCGATGCTGCGGCCATCGCGCTTTCGTTCATCTTTGCAACCTGTTTCTCGACGTCGATGACAATCGCTTGATTGGCGGAGCGCAGTTCATCGATGCCGGCTGGCATGGCTTCCGGTTGGCGCCGGAACAACTCAACGGTCGGCTTCGCAAACGGAACGAAAAACCTGCCGATGCCGTCCGATCGCGGCGGTGCCAGACGCCAGAGCTCTGAAAGGATCAAACGTTCGCACGGACCAAAGACCGGGCCGTACACACCATCGGGCCCGACCGCCATCACCGGAATGCTCGTTCCTGTCGGCATCGCGATCTGTGCAGCCAATGTCGCCTCGGAGTATTCGGCGTATGCCTTCGCCATCAACGCGGCCGCCTCCATGACCTTTGCCATGGCCTTTTCGCGCTGCTCCATGTTGACTTTGAAGTCTGCCAGTTGTTCGGCCCGCATCTCGGCCACTGCCTGAACGGCTGCCTGACGATCAAGGCGAGCCGCCAAGGCGTGTGCCTTCTCCAGTTCCGCGACCTCGCGATCTGCCATAGCGACACGCGCGCGCAGGTCCGCAAGACGCTTGTCGGCGCCGCGCGCGCCTTCGGCTGCTTCGAGGGCAGCCTGAGCGATCTCGGGATCTATGGAAGCGCGGACGGAGCGGGCGGCTTCCAGCTTTTGCGCAATGGCCGGCGCGCGGGTCATCGTCATGCGGCTTCTCCTTGCTTGGGTTCTTTGGCCTTGATCGCGTCCTCGATTGCGAGGCGGGCAAAATCGGATGGTGTTCGCCGGTCCTTCTGCGCTGCCTGCTTCAAATTCCGTTTGAATTCGGACTCGACTCGCATCGTGAACGTCTCCGTCGACATGGTCCGGTCCTTTTCCTGACACCCGTCAAATCTGAGCTCACCCTGCCGTGGCTCGTTCTGCACAACAACGCACTGCATTGTAGTGCGCGGCCTCGGCCCGAATTGCTTCCGCTTCACCCAGCGATGGCCGATCGATGCCTCCTGCGCCGGATCCACGGCGATCGTGATCTGACAAATGCCGAGGGCCAGGGCGCCGAGAAGGGCGCCGAGGGATGTGGGACCAGGATTCTTCGCCGGGTGCGGGCCCATCAGCTTGCTGCTGTATCCCGCCGGGATGCCGGCGAGATCATCCAGTTGCTCGAAGCTGATATCGAGCTCTTCCTTCCGCTCGAGCAGAACGGCCAGGATCTCATCCTTTGAGCGAATGATCCGCGGCTTCACCTAGCGCCCCGTGAAGATATCGAAATCGAGGCCTGACGCGGTTTGACTGCTACTGCTGCTGTTGCGGCGCTGGCGGGCGAGAGGCATGGCACCATAGCCGACACCGTCGCAATCGGACAGCACGCGGCCGCCGCGGCGCATCATGATCGCGTACCTCATCGCCGAGACCAGATCGTCGCGCTGTTTGACCAGCCTGAAGTCTTCATCGCGATGGTAATTTCGGAGTTCCTCCAGCAACTCGGTGTTTTGCGGGCTGATCTTCAACTTGCTGCTGAACATCATCTCGCGAATTTCCTGCAGCGCGGGCTCAACCGAATTGGTCTTGGTGCCGTGGTTGATCGCATGGCCCTTCATCATATTGGCGCCGAAGCCCTCATATTGCTTCGAGAGCGAAAGCCCTGAGCCTTTGTCGTGTTGATTACCGTCGTGAGGCCAGGCGATCGGGATGCGCAGGCCGCGCGTCATGCTGTGAATGCGCTGGGTGTGATAGAGCGCGCTGCTGCGCTCCATCCGGAACGAGTCGATCACCCAGACCTCGCCGATGTCATGCGTCCAGGCGATCAGCACCGCGGCGAAGGGATGGCCAAAGCCGAAGTCAATGCCGACGCACCAGCGGGCATAGCCTGGAATGTCCATGCCGGGGTCGAAGTTCTTCACCACCGTCGGCAGAAGCTCGAGCGGAAACACCGGTCCGCTGCCGAGCTGGGGCGTACCCTCCAGGCGGGCTTCGCGTTCATGCTCGCCATAGCTCGACGCCAATTCTTCGCGACGAGCCTCGCTGATGTGCCTGACCTCATCGGAGCGAATGCGGAATGCCGCGCGATCGGAAGACGGCTCGGACAAAAACTTGTAGGTGACACCGCTTCCGCCGCCGGCGCCGACGGGCGTGAAGCTGACGATGATATGGCCGTCCGTGGCCGAGGTGCGCGCCAGCAATTCGCTGTAGATGTCTTCGCTCGGCTTTTCGTCGATCCATACGATATCGACGGATTCGCCTTGCAGCTTTTCGCGGCGCATCTCGAATGACTTGAAGGTGATCGTCGACGTGCCGTCGGTGATGCCGTCGGTCTGATGCGTGACGAAGGCGGTGTCGACCGCGCCGGTGCCGCCGGGGACCATGATCGGACGCTTGGCGAAGCTTTCGAGCGGAATCATTCCCGTCCCGATCTCATCCTCGCCGCAAAGCTTCTTCTGGATCGTGTCGCGCACGAGCTGGCCGGACTCGCCGACCACCCAGATGCGCACCGGTTTGTTGAAGCGCTTTCCAGTCCACCAATCGGGATATGTCCCACAAGCATGTAGCGCGACCTCAAACGATGCGGACAAGGTTTTGCCGGTCTGGTTGCCGCCCGACAGGAGACGCTGGTGCACGCCGGAGGAGCCGGCCGCGAAGAACTCGAGCTGCGTCTGGTAGAAGAAATCCGTGCCCATGAAATCGAAGCGGCGATATTTCTTGCGCCGCTCGGCCGACGACAGCGTCTGCCGCGCCAGTCGGGCCAGGGCCTGCGGATCCGGAACGTCCTCAGCCATGGACCACCTCGCCCTCGATGATTTTGGCCTCAGCGGCCCGCCGCGCGTTCTCGGCGGCTTCCAGTTTTTCGAGGCGGCTAAGCCCGTTCTGGCCGAATAGCTCCACCAGCTTCTCGCGCGTGGCTCCGATCTGTCGGAGCGCGCGCAGCTCCTCCAAGGCCTCCTGGTCCGGGTCGATCACCTTGTGCGTAACGCTGATGTCCTGCTTGGTGACCACCGGGTCCGTCCGCGACAGAATCTCCGAGATCGCCCGCATCTGGTCCTTGTGCTTCGCGTCGCCGGCGATGGTGTAGAGCGCGTTCACCGCCTCGGCATGACCAGCGCGCATAAAGCGGCGCGCCTCCGCGGCGATCGCGGCCACCATCCTGTCATCATGCGCCAGCTGCCAGGCCAGCTTGCCCAGATTGGCCGGCGTCGAGCCCTGCCCAAACCCGGCCGCGCGCGCCGCCGCGGTGTACTTCCCATGCCCGCCCGGTCCGGTGACCAGCGCAAGGCAGAACGCCCGCCACATGTCGTTCGGCAGCGCCCGCATCTCCGGTGACATCTGGCCCCAATCCGGCTTGGCCTTTGCCGGGGCTACGGCGGCCGTACGCTTTGCTTTCGCCATCACCGCGCCTCTGACACCGTCACAGCGGCGCGCCGCTCCTGCGTCGCCTGCTCGACGATACGGCGCAACAGAGAACCGACACTCCGGTCCTCCTCGCGCGCCCACGTCTCCAGCGTCGCCTTAACCTCCGGCTCAGCCTCAAACGTCACCTTCTCGCGCTTCATCGCGACACCTCCGAAATCATGCGCGTGACGGTGCAGGACGAAGGGAAACGCAACAACGCACTACGAAATTCGGAGGAAGGTTTGAGAGCGGGCTCGTGTGCTCGGATTGGTCGTCGATAATCAGCAACGACTTGCGATCGACGGGTACGGCACCCCGTACTCCGGTCTTTTACGGGGAAGCACCGAGCATTTTGGGACTTCAGCGGTTGCGACAACGGTCGAGCCGTTACCCCGATGTTACCCGAACGGGGAGCACACCACGTAAGCCATTGATCTGACTCACAGATGCTATCGTGCCCAGCGATGTGCTCCGAGACAGACGGGCACAGAACGGGGCCGACGGAAATTCTAGGGGGGAAGAAACGACTGAGGATGATCTGCCTTAGCGGGGCGTCATGCTTGCGACCGCAGCACAACCCTCCGTGCCCTGTCACAGCGGGGATCATCATCCCCCGATAAGGATTAAATCTATAAGGTGGGTGGGACATACCAACCCGCTCCACAGAGGGGTTTGGGTAGGACATGCCATCCCGCAAAGTGCTCTTGTGGGTAGGACATACCAACCAACGTTTGGGTGGGACATGCCAACCATTCGAACTCGTGTGCCTGCGCATTTACACAACCTTTGGTGATGATGCCGGAGACAATGAGATAGCCCGCAGCTTCGGCCTCTCGGGCTGTTTTGCTGGCGGTGCTCCATCGCCTCGTGTCCTGCTGAAACGGAGCTTGTGCGCGATGTCCTTGGCCTCGCCTTCCGTCTTGACGTCCAGGTAGGCGTGAGAGGCGTCGTTGGCCGTCGGGGTGCTTGGCAGGAACGTCGGCTTCCACATGTTGGGCGTGCGGCCGCTCCGCGATCCGCCCATGTTGCGGGTGCATTCGATGATGCCGAGCGCGCAGAGCACGCGCAGTGAGGGCGCAATGTGGGGCGTGTCGATGCCGTAGAGCAGAAAATCTCGCTTGGTGATGACCAACCCGCCGTTGACGAACCCGGACTTGGATTGATGCTCTTCCATGATCCGGTCGAAGGCGCGCCGTTCGTGGATGTTGAGCACCGACCATGCAGGACTGGTCAGCAGCCTGCGAGGAAACCTGAAATATTGCTCGGCGAGGTTTTTCATGAGCGGAGCTCCTCGAGCAGCACATCGTTCCAGTCCGTACCGGGCAGGCTCGGCATCTTGATCTCGACGGGGATGTGCAACCTGGTGCGAAGGATCTCCGCGGCTTGCTGACCTCGGCCGTGAGCATCGTGGTCGGCGAACACGATCAGGCGCTGGCATTCGGGCGGTGGTTCGAATGTTTCGATGCCGTAAGCGGAGAGCACGCTCCAGGTCGGAATTCGGAACAGCTTGGCAGCAGAGAGAGCGGTCTCAATGCCCTCGGCAATGCCCATCAGCGGCGCCGCCGGCATCAACCTGATTGCGGGCCCGCTGCCGTGCTTGCCGGTGGTCCGTCGAGCCGGATCGACGTTCGCTTTGCCCGATCCGTCAGGTGCGATGAATGTCCTATGTGTAGAGACGTGCTTGCCGGCCGGGTTGAGGACCGCTGCGAGCATGGTTGGATGACGCGACGTGGCGCCTGTCTTGTCGTCGCGATGCCAGTCCGTCTCACAGACGCGAAGGGACGGCGGATAGATGTCGAGACCGACACCGCGGTGCCGAAGATAGCGATCCACGATGCTGCCAGGGCGAACGGGGCCGCCGCGCCGCCAGGCCTTCAAGTGAAAATAGGTGGCGGATGTCTTCTCGTTCGTAGCCCGGATCGGAGTTGTTCGGACCGCCGGTTGGCCTCCGATGACATTGTCGATCATCCTCGCCGCTTCATGAAACGGCTTGCCTGTGAACTTGATGACGAGCTCGATCGCCGGGCGGGGCTTGGGCGTGCACTGATTGCAGACCCACATGCCGTCACCGTCCTGTCCGCGGCGATCGATGAAGCGAAACCTGTCCTTGCCGCCACATACCGGACAAGGGCAATTGTGACCGCGGAGGAAGCGCTCATCGATGCCGAGCGCGGGGAGGATGCTGCGCCATTGTCCGCGAGCTCGCTCTTTGGTGGAGAGGGCGATCATTACGATGCCCTCCGCTTGGCGAAGGCAATCTGCCTGGACCTGATCCAAGAGAGCGTCGACGCAGTCGGTGTGCAGGTGGGCGACTGATTCCAACCCCACGGCGGAAACGAGCCGAATTTATTTTTGTACTGGTGAGCGGCCCAGCCCTTCTTGTAGTTGCGCTCCCACTCGATCCAGCGGAGTTCAGCATAGAAGAAGGCGCGATCTTGCTGCGTGGACGCCTTTGCGGAAGTGCGCGAAGCGAGTTCGATCAGCTCGCCCTCGTTGTTGACGATGTCGCACTTGGGCTCTGGCTTGAAGCCGCAGGCCGGGCAGATCGGCGTCTTCGGAGGCTTCAGGAACGTGCACTTCGGGCACTTCTTTGGGAGTGCCTCCTTGGCCTTCGGCTCCGCCTTCTGGCGCTCGCGGCCGTCGTCAAGTTTGTCGTGCGAAATGTCGGTAACGAAACCTAGCCTGATGTGGTTGTCGCTGTGATCCAGGATCAGGCAATCGTCCTTGCCGTCGGCGGTGCGCAAGCCACGGCCGATCATCTGGACGAACAACATCTCTGATTTGGTCGGGCGCGCCAGGATGATGCAGCGGACATCCCAGTCGATGCCAGTGGTGAGACATCCGACATTGCAGACGACCTCAACCTCGCCCTTGTGGAAGCGCTTGGCGATAGCCTCGCGATCAGGAGCGGCGGTATAAGCATCGATGTATTCGGCGACGATGTCGGCCGCGATGAACTTCTGCTGCAAGTTCTTCGCGTGCGCGCGGTCGACGGCGAAGCAGAGGGTGGGACGTCCGCGCCCACGCTCGATCCATGTGTCGATGACGTCGGCGACCAAGGCGGACTTATCCATCGCCTTTGACAAGTCGCCTTCGTGGTAGTCTCCGGCCACGGTGCGGACATCGCTAAGGTCGGGCGATGCCGGGGCGAACACGCGGAAGCGCGAGAGATACCCGGCCTCGATCAGCTCGGCCGTGGTGGCGGCGATGATGAGCTTATCGAAATACTTCCCGAGACCGCGCGTCCATGGCGTTGCCGACAAACCGATGAACGGCACGTCGGCCCACTCGGGGCGCTTCAGCCATTCGCCGTAGAATTCAAACCAGCGGTGCGCCTCGTCGATCATGACGAGATCGGCCGCTGGGACGGCGCGACGTTGCAGAGTCTGCACGCTCGCGACCTGGATGGGCCGCGCGTAGTTGGTCAGATAGTGCTGCGCCTGGATCACGCCGACGTCATAGATGCCTTCGTGGAAGAACTTCTCGACGGTCTGGTCGACGAGCGACAGCGCAGGCACCGTGAAGATGGCCCGCTTCTCCGCGTCCAGTATCTTGCCGGCGATCGTGCCGGCGATGATGGTCTTGCCGAAGCCGGTAGGTGCCTGCACCATGATCCGGCGGCAGCCGTCGGCGATGGCCTGGTCGATCTGTTGGATCAGGTTAGTCTGTTGTGGACGAAGCATTGCGCCCATTGGCCAAACCTTTCGGAGACGGCCGGGCGGGTCTTGCTATGGATTCCGGGAGGGCGTAGGAGAGCGGTGCTGATTGGCTTCGGCACGCTCATTCCCACGGCCCGGTTGCGAGACCTCGCGCCGGGTCGTGGTGTTTCTAGGCTGCGTTTTCCGTGATGAGCTTGATGGAGGCGCGCGGGCGCGAGGCGTTCCACTCGTCGACCTCCTTCTCGATCCAGGCGACGGAGTTCGGGCCGAGTTGCACCGGCAGCGGGAATTTGCCCGCCTGCATGTATCGATAAATTGTCGGATAGCTGAGTCCGGTCTTCTTCAGGACTGCAGGCTTGCGGAGCATGTTCATGGGCAGACATCCTCGTTAATTGGATGTCGTCCCATCTATCGGTTATTCGGTCGGTCTTGGTGGGACAGTTAGGCCGTTGCTGTCGCCTTACCTACTTGTCTCACTTTGACGTTGAAGCGCGCGATTGAGCCTTCGGACGAGACTGTCACGCAGATTTTTGTCTTGGGCGCGTGACTTTCCTCGGTGCTTGACCGAGTGGTTCTTGAGCGCAGCTTCAGCGAACGCGCGCTTACTCTTCCAACTGCCGGTCTTCCAAAGCAGCACGAGATCACGATCGCCCATAGGATCGTGCGCACCTCTGCGCTTCAGCGGTGGAGGCGGCCGCCGGCCTTTGACCCGCTTCGGCTTAGCTCTGGCATGATCCCGGAAGAGCTTCGCTGCCGTATCAGGGCCAAAGATGGCGCAGGCCTCGGCAAACATCAGCGTAAGACGCCGCCTGAAATCTTCGCGCGCGTCTTCCGTCAGCCCAAGGTCATAAGCGGCTGCCGAGGTGTCGCCGGGGTTTGGCCGCCTCATGTCTATGCCCGAAGCGCGATGACGTTGTCGGCCGGCGCATCATTCGGCGGGTCGACGATATTCTTGAGACGCGCGGCCCACAGCTCAAGCGCCTCGCGCTTTTCGTCCAGATAGGCCCACTGATCATAAATCTTGTGAAGCTCAGGCTTGGCGTGAGCGAGGATGAGTTCGCGCACCATCTCCGGCACAGGCAACGCCGACAAATGAGTCCGTACTGTTCTGCGAATGTCGTGCAGGACGTACCAGAGGCGTTTCAGGTCGGCGACGATCTTCTTGCGCTCCTCGCCGCGGGCCTGTGACAACCGCGCCATCGCCGCCTCGATTTCACCGATGCGGGCGCGCAATCCAGCGTCATTCCGTTCGGTCGCGATCTTGCGCATCTCCTCAAGCATCAGCTTGTCAAAGCGCCGCTTCATCTTCGAGAAGCCGGAAATCGGCTCGGCGCCGTCGCCGGTGCTGAACAGGAAGTCACCGCCATTGAACGAGGGCAGCTTCTCGATGATGGTGAGCAGATCGGGCGACAGTGGCACGACGTGCGGTCCGCTCTCGTCTTCCTCGCCCTTCATGCGCTCGGCCGGAATAGTCCAGAGCTTGCGCCCGATCTCAAATTCTGAGCGATGCGCCTCCGCTGCCTCGTTGCGACGCAACGCCGTCAGCATCAACACCTTGACCATGTCACCGAACGGATAGCCCATGCGGCAAGCGGCCCGCCACGCCGCGCGCAACTCGTCATCCGAGAGGATCCGTTTGCGCTTGGCCTTCTTGCCGATCAGCTTCATGGCTTTCAGGCGATCAGCCGGCGAGCGATCGAGCCGGTAGGACGGATGAGCCATCGCCCAATCGAAAAGCTGTCGGATGACCTCGAGGAGCTTGCGCGCGGCTTCCGGCTTGCCTGCGTTGACCAGCGCCAGGATGCGCTCCTCTACGTCAACTGCGGTGATATCGGCCGCGGCCTTTTTGCCCCACGGCCCGACCAGTTCCCGATCGATGATGCGGCCGAGCTCCGAACCGCGCCGTAGTCTTGAAAGCTCACGGGCCTTGTATGCTTTCGCAATCGCAGCAAAATCCGGCCGGTCATTCTCCTGTTGCTCGGCCTGCGCCGCTACCACGGCGGCCGCGGTCGCCTTGTCCCGCTCCTCGGCCGGATCCCGCTTGGCCTTCACCATGCCGCGAAGCTCTGACGCCTTGGCCCTGGCCTGCTCGAGATCGAAGGTCGTCTTGCCGTCGGGCTTGTCGAAGTCGACGGCACCGATGGTGTAGCGGCGCCGCTTGTTCTGCGTCGGCGAGTTGTAGACGAAGATCCAGGACCGTGAGCCTTCCGACGTCACCCGGCAGCCAAAGCCGGGGACGATCGCGTCGTACCGCTCGGCCCGCGCCGTCTTCGACGTCGGCCGTTTGATCCTGCTAACCGAGAGAGCTGTAAGTGCAGAGCGCGCCATGCTGACCACCTTGTTCGGGTAACAGCGGGTAGCAGATTGACGCGATTACTGTTGCGATACCCTGAAATAGGTTGATAACGATCAGGGCAGAAAGCGCAATGAATTCCGTCGGTTCTGCACACCGTGCTGATACGGAGTGAAATGCAGTGAAACCGACCGTATCCTCGTTTACACCGAGAGGGTCCGCGGTTCGAATCCGTGACCGCCCACCACACAAATCAAACAGTTAGCGCTCTTCGAAGGCGGCCTTGCCTTCTGCGATGGGCTGCGTCATTGCGGCGGGGTCGAAATGCCTCGCCTTAACCACATTTCTGCGCGTACATCCGGCAAATCCGGTGATGGCAGGGCAGTTTCAGTGACGGCTCAGTCCCACAATTCGGCAGAACAGGAGTACGAGGAGCAGGTTCGCATCCTCGTTCGCATCATTTCAGCCTCCACCCTCGGGCTGCTTAGTTTTGCTGCGGGCCTGCTGATTGGGACCTTCTTGTTTTCCTGATCCGGGAGGGCCGTCCTTCAGGGTGGCAGTGACAAATCACTCAACGTCCGTGGGTCGGTTTGACGCGAGCGAAGGCGGGCTTTTTTTCGCCGCGAGCTTCGGCTCCGCAGGCCGGCCAGTTGACACCCGAACCGAGTTGGCGGGCGCTCTTGCCGCCTTCGCCAGGCGTGCGGCGCCCAAAAAGGGCCGCCAGCGGGTCCAAAATTGCCTTCATTCGGTCATCTTTTCGATCCCCGCCCGAACCACCGTTCCAGCTCCCTGTAATCAGCGTGGAGTATCGCCGTGACGAGTGATCTTCGCACGAAGCTGGAAAGGTACGAAGCCAAAGCCGCGCACTGCATGAAAGCGGCCCAGGAAGCTCCTGATGAGGCCGGTCGGGCCTTTTACGAGGAGCTTGCTCACTACTACGACGAGCTCTCCGCGGATTTTCGCCGCGTCCTTGCCAAGCGAACCGGGGCCGCGCTGGCAGCCGAATGA